ATTACGAATTAACAAACTAAAAGGGTAAGGGTTACCCATATTAATTAAATAAGAGTAAATTATGAAAGAAATAGAATCAATAGAAGTATGGCAGAACGGAACAATTAAAACTGCTGTAAAATTACAAGCATACGGGACAAGCGTAACCTTGGGACAAGCAGCCTCTTTTTATTGGCAACTGATAACAGAAGAAGGTTATCAAGTATCAAAGGGAGAACTCAGTATTAGTGGTGAGCAATACGCTGCGTGGGGTGCTGATGATAATTACGTTTACACAATTATAGCCGAGGATTTAAATCTAGTGATTGTAGGTGATTGGGTTGATCCATCGGTAGACGCATCAGCATGAATTTAGAATTAAAACGATTTAGTTCACAAAGTGATTCTACTTTAGGATTACTTTTTGTGGATGGTGAATTTGAATGCTTTGTTCTAGAGGATGAGAGTAGGGATATAAAAGTTAAAGGTGAAACAAGAATACCTTGTGGCTCTTATGATATCAAAAAACGTGAAGTAATAAGTGGATTAACCAAAAAGTATAGGGCAAAATTTGATTGGTTTGATTATCATTTTGAAATACAAGGCGTAAAAGACTTTAACTATGTATATTTGCATATAGGGAATGACACATCCAATAGCGATGGTTGTTTACTGCTAAATAATGGAATAAAATCTAATGCACATGGGTTAAGCCAAAAGAACAACGGCACAGATAGCACATCAGCATTTAGAAGATTATACCAAAAGATGAGTAAAAATGAATGTATAACAATTAATATAACAGACAATGTTTGAGAATAAAACAATCACATTTAAGGAAGCAGAAGAATATCACAAAGGTTTAATGCTTTTAACCAACGCGGTAGAATCTTCCGAAAAAGGAGTAGGTTTAGATTTAACCTATAAACTAATACAAGGATTAAAAAAGATTGAGGAGCAAGTTGAATCAATCAATAAGGCTAGGACTAAATTATACGAGGTTTACGGCACTTTAGATGATAAAGGTGTACTTACACCACATAAAGGAAAAGAAGACATTCTAGAGCCTCTAAATAAGGATATGGAAGAGTTTCTTGTTAAAGAAGATGAGTTTAGTTTAATTAAGGATAAAATTAAAGTTGAGGATATAAAACATCTCATATTAAAGCCAAGTTTCTTGATTTTATGGGACAAATATCTTGAAGGATTAGAAGAATATGAATGATAGTACAAGAAATGTAAGGGCATATATTTATGGGTTGTTAGACGGTAATATAACTCATGATGGAAGTGGTGTTACTGTAGTAAATAAAGCTACTGATCAGACATCATATCCTTACATTGTAGTACAAGCAACCGGTATGGTTGATGATTCATTAAAAGATAGATTTGGGGGTGTGTATGAGGTGCAAGTCCAAGTACACACTAAATACCCATTAAATTATGGAGGACAAGATGATTGTGATGACATATCAAACTCAATTCTCCAAACAATAAGATTAAGGAATGCTACATCAGATTTCGGTGCTGATACAATGTATATGTTTAAACAGACTAACCAAAGATACCTTGAGGATGATGATGGGCAATACGAGTATTTTACTAAAATTATAGTTTTTGAAGCAAACGTACTAAGTGATGCTTAATGGTACATTATTCGTTCTATATATTAATAATGATAAACTTTTACTTTCAAAATCTCATTCTATTGAATTTAATGGGAATGCGGTTGATGCAAGTTATAAGATACCAAGCGAAAGAATTGTCGGGGATGGTTATTATTGGGAATCCGCTAACTTAAATTGGGAGTCGGCTAATTTAAATTGGGAGGATGTTACATTTTCTACTGAAGTAAGCGGTTGGAAAGAGTTTATGATGGGTTATAAGTCGGGCAGTTTTTCTGTTGAAGGATTGCTTACTCTTGATAGAAGCACTCAATTTTGGGATACAACAGATTATTTTTGGGAATTATTTAATGTAGAGTGGGAGGATGGAGCCATAGAACCAAACCCATCAGCCACCTTGGATGAGTTATTAATAACAAGAGAAAAGGTTAGATTTGATATAATAAGCAATTCAAACTATACTCTTTTTAGTGGTATGTGTAGAGTAAATAATTATGCTTTAGTTGCTAATAGTGAAGGGGCTATGTTTTATAATGCTGACTTTACCATTACAGGAGCATCATCATAATACTTTATGTATTTTTTATTTATCTTTGAGTAAAATATTAAAAAATGGCTGCAATTAACGGAACAGAATTAACATTATATATCCCTTCAGTAAAAGTTGGGGGAACAACACCTAGTTGGATAGCAATAGGATTATCAAAATCTGCTAGTCTTTCATTAGCTGCTGAAATGGGTGATGTATCAACTAAAGATTCTAGTGGGTGGAATGAATCACTCTCTTTGATGAAATCTTGGACGATAGACTTTGAGGCATTGGTTGACTTGGATGTAGCATCAGCGGATCCAAATACCGCAATAAATATCTTACCCTTATGGGAATACTTTAAAAACGGAGATAAAATAAAAATAGCTTGGGGCAAAAGTGGTGCTTATTGGTATGGTGATGCTTTCATTACTTCTTTAGAGGAAAGTGCTGAAGCAGAGCAGCCTGTTAGCTTTAGTGGTTCACTACAAGGAACAAGTGTATTAGCGCTTGGTGCTACTAGTCCTCCAACTTATCCTACATAATTAACTAATTAATTAAATTTTATGGCAACAAACAAACACAGAGGTACTTGTATCATCAACATTGGTGGCAAGAAAAGAGGAATAATCTTTAATATGAATACTTATGCAATATTTTGTGAAGGTATGGATATTGAGATTAGTCAAATAGAGGAAGTCTTTAACGGAAGAAAACAACAGAAAGGATTTTGTTGGTTAATATATTCGGGATGTGTTGCTTATGATGAAAAGAATGGGAATAATTTAGATTATGACATACATGATTTTTATGATTGGGTTATGGACATGAGCGAAAAAGATACGGAGTTAGTTACAAAAACAATGTTATCATCTAGGCAATTAAGTAATGATTCTAATAATGGTGTTTCAAGAAATGTTGTTGAAGCAACTGATGAGAATACTTTAAAAAAAAATTAACAACTTTTGAGGATATTTTAGATCAAGCAATAGGGACTTTGGGTATAATGCCCGAAGTTTTTTGGTTATTGACTTGGGCAGATTTTATGAGGTTATTAGAATCTCACGTATACCTACAAAACCAAGATTGGGATAAAGTAAGGTACCAATCCACAATGGTAGCCAATTGTTCCATGGGCAGAAAAAAGGTTATAAAACCAAAAGATTTATTTCAATTACCACACGACAAAGAATATAAGAAAAAAGTTGAATTTCCATCCAAGGAAGAGATTAAAAGTGTTCTAGGAAAGTCTGTGCAATTGCCTATTTAATATTAATTAAATTTGTATTATGGCTGATGAACAAAAATTAATAATAAAAACCATAGCGGACACTAAGGGATTCACTAGTGGATTAAATAGAATGCAGTCGGGATTAAAAAAACTCGGAGGTGTTTTTAGCGCAGTTGGTGGAGCGTATGCTGCTTCAAAAATATTTAACATTGGAAAAGATTTAGTTAAGGTATCTGCTGAACTTGAAACGGTAAATAGAAGTTTTGAACGAAGTTTTGGTTCCTTAACTAAAACGGTAGATACTGAGTTAAATCAACTTTCTGATACCTTGGGTAGATCCACTACAGTTTTAAAGAAGGGTGCGATATCATTTAATTCATTCTTTCAAGGATTGGGTTTTGCTTCACAAGAAGCCGCTAAAATGTCTGTTAGTATGCAAAGCTTATCAGTAGATTTAGCAAGTTTCTTTGGCATACAGGATACAAATGCACAGAAAAGATTTATAGCAGCATTAGCGGGTTCTCCGGAAGTACTTGATCAGTATGGTATAAACTTAAAACAAACTGCTCTTCAACAGGAATTGTACAACATGGGTTTAAAAACCACAGTGCAAAACACTAGTGAAGTGGTTAAAACTCAAGCAAGATTAAATGTCATAATGCGATCAATGACTGCTGCGGGCATATTAGGCGATGCAGCACGTGCTGCCACAACATATGCGGGTAAAATAAAAGAACTAAATGCTAATTTCTTAAAATTTAAGGAGAATATAGGAGGAACAGTTAAACCATTGGCTTCTTTTATAGTTGATGTATTTAATGATTTACTGAAAGAATTTAATGATGATGTTAAGGCAATAGCTGATAATATAATTCGTTTAAGGGAATCTCTAGGAATAAATAGTGATAACGATAATTTAAGAAAAGAGTTCGGGATGAAATCCGAAAAGGAAGAAGAAGCTGAAAATATAAAAAAATCAATAAAGCTAACAAAAGATTTTGCCTATCAATCTAAAGTATTAAATATGTTAGGTAAAGAAAAGCTAGAGCTTTTTTATAGGTTAACAGAAGAGCAGAAAAAACTTAGTTTACTTGCTGAAATGAATAACGACGAAGCTACTCGATTTATTTTTATTCAAAATCAATTACAAGTAATATCAAAAGAAATAGCCGAGCGAGAAAAAGCAAGGGCAGATTCTTTTGCGTCAGTAGTTAAAGAATCTGAAAAAAGAATAGAAATACTTAAAAAAGAATTTGAATTTCAAAAAGAATTACAAAAAATTGATGAATTAAAATATCGTGATTTACTTGATCAAGTAAAACTTCAGAATGACATAACTGATGAAATGTCACTTCAATTTAGGAACTCTGAGAAAGAGAGTAAAGAGTATGAAAAACAATTAATATTATTAGCTAGGATAAAAGCAGCAATTGCTCGTAAAAGGGATGCCGGAGACACTCCAACTCCAATGAAAAAAGTTGGAACGGCTCTTTTGGGTACAAAAGGTGAAGGATCATTAAAAACCGATCCAAAAAAACTTAATGAGTTAATACCCGACAAACTTGGTGCAGCAAATGAGTCTTTATTTGAATGGGAAAGCATTTTTGATAATACAGGATTTTTAGAGCAATTAACTTTATTTCAAGATGGAATAGCAATTTTTGATCATATTAGATTTGATTTTGTTAATGGAGTTAAACAAATGGGAGTAGATTTGGCTCAGAATATGGCATCCGGATTTGGAAATGCTGTAGCAGAATCTCTTAATGGTAATAAAAAGTTTGTTGATGCTATTAGAATTGGAACAAAAAAAACATTGATAGCACAATCTGCTGATTTAGCTGCCCAAGCAGTATACTATGGTATTATTGGTGCTGCTTTAGCCATAGGTGGTGCTATTTCGGGTAATGGCGATATGATAAAAAGAGGAGCCGGTTATTTAAAAACTGCTGCAATGTTAGGTGCGGGTGCAGCAGCAACGGGTGCGCTTGGTAAATCAATTAAAGGAGAAGCGGGACTTGGTGTAAATGGGACAGGAGGTAATGGAAATAATGGAATAGGAGGAAGAGGAGGAACATTTGAAGACTTTATGAACGCTATTCAAGGAGAACAAGTATTTAGATTGGCGGGTAATGATTTAGTAACGGCAATTAATAGAACAAATACATTTCAAGGTTCAATAGGAGGATAAAATATGAGTTATTATCAAAAAAAATACACATTAGAGTTTGATGACATTATTAAAGATGAATTTAATAATTACAAACTTGAAATATTTAAAAAATATTCCACTTCAACTAATGATAATGTTTATGAGACTGTTACCGCTAGTGAGGCGATTAGTGTAGGTGATCCTGTGGTTTATGTATCATCGGGTTTTGTTGTTAAGGCAAAAGCATCTACTAGTTCTTTAATGCCACATATTGGTATAGCTAATACAAATATTAATCAAGGTGGATCGGGGCAAATTTTAATTAGTGGAGTTATTGCGCTATCCGGCACTTTAAATACAATATATTACGTTGGTGAAAACGGTGGATACACAACGTCTACTGTAGGATTGACAACCATAGATGTTATAGGACATCAATTCTCTTCTACTGCCGTTGTATTAACAGATGCGGAAGTCACATTAAAAGGAGATGGTAGTCCAATAACACTTAATTATAATTTAGTCCAAGATGATATTCTATCCCCATCTAGATCAAGTTATTTAGATATTTCATTTTATAAAGAAAGTTTGTCTGATGATTTTTCTGAGTTGTTTATTTCTGAGAATGACTCATTTAAGGTTTATTTATATAAGAATAGTAATCTGTTTTGGCAAGGTTGGATAGGAACGCAATTAAGTTCAGAGCCATTTGCTTCACCTCCATATGTTGTTCAAATGAGAGCATATGATGGATTACATTTATTAAAGGATATACCATATTTTGATAGTTTAGATGTGTTTCAAGCAACATCTAATTTATTTAATGATAGGTATGGATATCATAATCTTACAGATGTTTTAGAAAAATGTATTTATAATACAGGGGTGCTTAATGATGTTTATTATTACGTTAAAATAACTAATGATGAGACAACAAATTTATCGACAACCTTTGTAAATGATACGAGAGTTCATCATCAAACATTCTTAAATGGTGAATCTAATTCTATGAATATGCAAGAAGTTTTGCAAAATATTTTAGAAAGTTTAGGTGCAACAATATACCAAAGAGATGGTAATTGGTGTGTTGTTAGGATATCTGATTTTACTTTAAGTTCGGGTACTCCTAGTGGAATAGTTTTAAAAAGAAGTACATGGAGGGCGGATGATAATCCAAGTGCAACTAATTATGTATTAACAACTCAAAGTTCTGATTTAGCTAGACAATATATATCTAGTGAAGTAGATTTCTTTCAAATTGAAGCTAACACAACAATGACTCTTCAATATCCATTAAAGGAAGTAATTATAAAACAAGATTTTGATCATAACATGGTTACAGATACAACCATTGATTCTGTAAAGGATTTAGGTGCATCTGATCCGTCCGGTACATATTTATTTACTGAATGGGAGCCAAGTGGTGCTTCAGAAGCAGTTGTTCTTAGATCAGATGATGCTCAAAGTCAAGCTAAAAACTTAAATAAATCATTTATTGAGGTTGATTTAGGTACTAGTACAATGGATATAAATTTTAAAGATGAAGCATTATATTATCCCGTCACTCATGATTGTACTATCGATTCATCTACTATTAGTGGACTTAGAGCAAAAGCCAAAATTCGTCCATTAGGAAGAAGTCAAGTTAAAGATGAGGCAGCAGCAGTAGTTTTCTCACCAAGATTATCATGGCAAGGTGGAGCAAAAGGATTTGGTATAGGAGGGGTTACAAGAAGATTTATATTAAAATCTTATGCGCCAACTACTCTTCCTCCTCAAGCTAACATTGTTCGTGATTACGAATTAAGTATTGGTACCGCTAATTATGCTCCCGAACTTACTAGATCAAACTTAACAATAAGCACATTCAATAATTCGGATTATGTTGTTACAATATCAACAACTGCTTATCCCGTTTGGTATCAAAGCGGAACGCTTAACGGAACAAATACAATAACAAAAGCAGATTTTACCGGTACACCTACAAATAAAATGACTCCGGCTGAATATACTGTAAGTATTACTACTGCATCAGCTAGGATTGGATCAATTGAATGGGATATTGAGGGTATTATTAATGGTAGTAGCACACCTCCCGGAACAGATAGTTGGGAAGTTAAGTGGACGGGTATCCCCGCAGTTGATAACAAAGACACTACTGATGTTGCAGCTACTATATTTAAAAAGGATTTTAACGAATCTCAAGCAGATTATGCAGCAGCTAGAGTGGTGACAAATAAAATAAATGATTGGTTTGATTGCACTATTACCGGATCAGATGGTTGGAA